GCAAGCAAGAGTGGTGGTTCTACTCCAATGGTCGCACTGGCTTTTGTTAAGCCTTGTTACGGGCCCCTTTTCAGGGGCCTCTCCTGATATATCATTCATTCAACGAGGCGCGAGCTTCACCATCATCTCCAACCATGACCTCCTCCTTCCGCGAAGACCAGCTCGCCTGGACCATTGCTCATTTCCTTTGTGACGCCAGGCCTGGTGACATCCTGACCCTGCCTGGAACGTCCCTGCTCACCAAAGCCCCTGATGGCAGCTTCTCCCTGGCACGCTCGACTTTCATGGCTTCCCGCCTGATTGATCCCACCAGCGACAAAATTGTTGCAACAGTGCTTCGATGGGAAAGGGAAGGGGCTCAGGAGGCAGCATGATGGAAACCATTAACCTTCTGGCCATTAGCAACAGAGGCCGTAGCCGCATCGGCACCACTATCACTACTGCCATTGTTGAACAGAATCACCACGACAAGCTTTTTATCGTGCTGCCGCAGTTCAATCAATGCCGCTGGATCAAGAAAGACAATGACCCCGACTTTCGCATTGTGCAGGAGGATTGATCAATGACTTCTCTCTCCATTGTCTGGTTGTTCAAAGACGATCAAGGCTATGAAGATTATGCTCAGTCAGAAAAAGAACGTGACGAGCTTGTCATGATTTACGAGACTGGAGGCTCCAACTATTCAATCACAGAACTTATCAGAGGCGAAGAATGATCACTGTTTGCACTTATCAGGACAATGGCCCCTATTTTCCGGCAACAAAAGGCTGCTACCAAGCAGCTCGCTTGTCAGACCTCATCAGGCACGTGCGCCTGGCCATGGAAGACAGGGAAGACACCATTGCCATCTTCGACGCAGAAGGCACCTGCAAGGGCCTCTGGCACCGCGAACTGGAAGGTCACGTAAATAGCGCTGGTGACAGCATCGTTGACCATGAGGGCTACGAGCTGATGCGCTCTAACACCAAAGAGCAATGGATTTGGAACAGGCTCCAGGAGCAAGCGCGATGATTCTCATCGACTATTTCACAGAGGCCTGCTGTAAGGGCACAGAACTGCTCGAGGGCTGGTACTGGTATGAAGACGATGGAGATGAAGTGGGAGGGCCGTATGAAGACGAAGAAGCCGCCATTGAGGCGGCTCGGGAGCGCAAGGGCTGGTGAGACAATGGAAGAATATATTCAAAAAATTATTGAATGGGCAGAGCCTCAAATTCTAAGTTGCAATAAAGAACTTAAGAACGCTTGCACTTCTTATGCTACCTTAATTAAAAGAGGTCACGCCGACAGATTGCGTGTTAGCAGCTTGCAGGAAATTGAAGAAATAAATCGCATATATCGTGAATGCAATGCTCTTAACAGAGCTGGCAAAAAGTCTGAGGTTGATCATATTATTCCTCTTTTTCAAGGTGGCACGCATTCTGTTGATAATTTGCGAATAATGAGCTATGCAGAGCACAGAAAAAAGAGTGGAGATGAAAGAAGAAAGTGCTAGCATGGCAAAACGACGCAGGACTGGCATCCCGCGCCGTTTCTAACCACTACCAAAAGGACGGTTTGGCCATGGCTACAGACAAGCATAGCAGCGTGCCTGAAGGATTCAAAGAGATTCCTGGGTATAACGGACGCTATTTCATTAGTCAGGAAGGGCAGGTTTGGAGCACTTTCCGCAATTGCATTCTTTCGCAGCATCTTGATTCTGGCAAAAAGTATTTACAAAGCCTTTTGATGCGACCAGATAGAAAAGCAGGACTGCCTCGTTACATTCATAAATTAGTAGCTTTCACTTGGCTTGAAAACCCTCCAGGAGAAATTGGCGTAAAAAGGGGACAATATTGCATTAATCATAAAGATGGCAACAAACTTAATAACTGTTTGAGTAATTTAGAGTGGGTCAAAGTAGAAGACAACACGAAACACGCTTGGCAGAATGGACTTAATACTCAGATTGGAGAAACAAGCACTTCATCGGTTCTTTCTTCTGTTGATGTGCGCAATATTCGACTTCGATTAATCAATGGAGAAAAGCCTGCTCATATTGCAAAAGAGTATGGAGTAAATAAACAGTGTGTTGAAAAATTGCGCATGTATGCAAATTGGAAGCACCAAGACCACGACTTGGTTCAACTTATGATGCAAGTATCTAACTCAACGACATTAAGAGCCTTTTATTCTTTGTTGCTACAGGGCCTTGTGCCTTCAAGGACCTATGAGAGAGTTGAACAAAAAGCACCCGATAATATAGTTATTGAAATGCGGGAATTTAGGGTTAGTAAATTAGATTACAATGCTTGGTGGCATTATTCCATTTGAGCAAGGCTGGGTCCGTATAGGGAAAGGCCAGTCCTGTATAGGAAAAGGCTGGACCTGTATAGGGGCAGGCCAGGCCTGTATCAGGCAAGGCTGGGTCCGTATCAGGGCAGGCTAGTGTCGTATTGCTATTGCGAACTGTTGTCAGTTGCTTCTATGCGTTTTGAGACATAGTGCAAATGAGAAGCGTTCTCAATAGTTTTTCATTGTTTGTTTTTATCAACAATTAGCCGCAATTGCACGAGACAAATAATTGACAATTAATCTCAAAAGCTCGCTGTAAATAATCAACAATTAATTGCATTCTGTGGCAATAAAATAATCAACAATTGATCACACTTTGACGGATAAAGAATCAACAATTAATTGCAAACAATCCTGCAAACAATCAACAATTGATCACGCTTTGCTAGTGCAAACAATTAACAACTGATTGCAAGTGCAAAAGATAAATAATTAACAATCAAGCCGCGCCATTGTGACGGAATGTAAAGACTTGCGCAGTCTCGCCAGTCTCATGGTAGGCGCGCGCGCATGTGCGGATCCTTTATCTGGTGCCATTGTCTGCCGGTTTGCTGCGCCTACCCTATGGGCGCCCATGCTGTCAACACAACGGCGCTGATCAGTGGCCGCTTTTTAAGCCGGCACACTTTGCCGGTACGTTGCGCCATTTCAGCCGGTATGCTTTATGGCATCGGCTGAGCGATCAGCCGGCATCCCACAATCCCCGCCAAACCATGCAAACCAACGATTCCCAGCTTCTAGGGTTCTGGGCCATGGGCTCCAATGGGCTCCCAGCCGCTCGGCCGCAATGGCGCCGCCCAGTGCTTCCTGGCGAGACTATGCCGCCATTGCCTCCCACAAGCGGCCGTGGGGCTTCTCTGCCGCCCATCCAATACCGGCAAACCGTTAAGGGTCACCGTGTGGCATGGGATGAGCCGGGCGAATCTTTCTAGGCTTCCTTTCTTTTTAGTCTTTCTTTCTTTCTTTCTTTCTTTCTAATCATGCAAACTCTTAATTCGCGCGCTAAGTTTCCGGCCGATCTGGCATCCATGGCCAAACAATATAGGATTGATCATAAGACTTTGCTGTCAACGAATCCTAAAACTGAAAAGAGCCACGTTCAAACATACATCTTGCATCTGTCCCCGGCTGACACTTCAGGCGTCAACGTCTGTGCCGGTGCTGGCAATTGTAAAAAGATCTGTTTACACTTTGCTGGTAATCCTGTCTACATGACAAACAAACAAGCCGCCAGAATTAGACGCACTTTAGCATTCTCTGCAGACAGACAGCGGTTTGCTCGTTTGCTTGTTTGCGCCATTCTCGACAAAGTTAACAAGAACAGCGGCGCTCCTATTGCTCTCAGGCTGAATGGAACGTCTGACATAGCTTGGGAGAATGTAGATTTTATAGTTGACGCTGAATTCTCTACATTCTGCCGCCGTAAGTTTGGCCATGAGCTGCCTATTGGCAAGCGCAATATCTTTGAGCTGTTTAATTGCCTAATGGCAGATAATCCTAGCCTAAGTGTTAAATTCTACGACTACACTAAAATCAAGCGTAACTGGGCGGAATGTAGGCGGCTCGGCTATCATCTAACGTTCAGCTTTGACGGTTGGGAAAATGCCGCAAATGTTAAACTTTGCCGCGATGCTTTGCAGAATGGTGTCAACGTAGCAGCCGCTTTTAACTTAAAGCGCGGTCAAGAACTGCCTCCCTTTGTTGATGCCACAGCCTTTAATCTTTTGCCCACTGATCAACAAACCGGGCGTCTTTTGCCCGTCTATGACGGCGATTTG